CAGCACCTTCACCTGCTTGTCCGCTCATCATCTTATATTTATTATTTTCCTCAATATCTTTATCAGTAAATTTCATAATATGACGAACTATATACTCGATGGAAAGATATGGTTTACCTTCACCATCTTGTAAATTACTTGATAATGTTGATGCAATTTCTGCACGTTTAGCCAAGTTATTAAGATATTTCCATTCTTCAAATAAGTCGTTAGAATTAAATCTAATTTTAATATAACTATCAAAAATTCTATCACTAGCCAATTCTGGGAAATCTAAAACAATTTGTATTTTCAAAGGTTTTACTAAGATTTCTTTGAACAATGTTCTCAATCTATTAATATATGTTTTGAATCTAATTTCATCCATTGTTATAGAAGATGTATCATCATAAAAACTACCACCACCAGAATCTTCATCTAACCTTGAAAAAGGCATTTTTGATGCTCGTTTAAGTCCTTTATAAAACCACTGTAAAACCACATCTTCATTTAATTCGGCTTGTTGTGGTTGCTCAATAGACATTTCTGGTTGTCCCAAATCTGATGTAGGAAACCAATAATCCTTAGAATGCGGAATTTTAGTAGAACCATTAATATATGGAATACCAGTTCTATCATCCCATTCAACGTCTTCATGATATTCACTCATCAATTGTTGTATTTGTTGTTCAGCTTGTTGACGACTTAAACCATTAATAGGAATAATAAATTTTTTATATATTGATGCTTGATTTAAATTGTACATCAATTTAGTTTGTTCTAGCAATTTAAGTTGATTGTAAGGTTTGATAAGTCCTTCAACATAAGAAGTTTCATCATAATCTAAATTGTTAGAATATGATATATAAATAATATTTGCATCTAAAAGAACTCTTCTCAATTGTGGAATATCTGGATTTTGAATCCAAACAACAGTACCTGTACCTGGTTCAGCAGCAACTATTAAAGTCAAAGGATCCAACAAGTTAAGATCAATTATATTTTTTTGTTTATCATCGTAAACAATTTCAAATGCTAAAAAGCCGTCTATCAAAAATGTTTTCATATAATTCCAAGCGGTTAATCCATCATTAAAATTAAATGCGTTGTAGATTTTTCTAAAATTTTCTTGATATTTTGTTCTAATAGATTGATCATAACTTTCTGGAATATCACTAACACTACAAAAATAATTATCATCATCATAATTTATAGCTTCTTCAGAAATTCTTGTTATATAATCTTTGATTTCATCTTTAATTGCATATTGATGTAGAATCTTTCTTTTATCTAAATATCTACGATCTAAATATGCAATAGATTTTTTTTCTAATATTTTAGAAATAATTTTCTTTGTAAACAAGTCGTACATATTTGTACCTGGTTCATATAAAAGATTACTTGTATCTTGAAAAGCACCGACAGCCTGGCTATTTTTAACAACCATTTCTTGGTCATCCATTCCAAAGTTGCTAATTTTTCGTAAAAGCTTATTACCAAAGCTTCTTCCGACATTACCTCTACTGAATTCATACATCGAGTTAGGCTGATTATATCTATTATATGTTGACATGTTTTAAATTAATTTTTATTATATATTAAAATTAAAAGGTTCATTTTATGCTTCATCTATTAATTTTAAATTTTTCTCAAAAACTCTTAGAGATTTATAGAATTGTTCAACATCCGTTTCATACATTTTAAATATTTCCTCATACATTTTTATTTTATCTGAAAACTCAGATCTAAGCGACATATCATTTATATTATTCAAAGTATCATACATCATTCTTTGATTAATATAATATGTATCTAAAAAAACAAATCTGGTTAAGATTGTTGATGATATTTCATAAACTTCAACAATTTTAGAAATATCATAAGCAGTTATTGAATATACTTTATTTTTAGCATTTTTAAGAAAACGATATATCCATTTAACATTAAAATTAAATTCATCTTTAACTGTACCCCCAATTGTTATTTTATCTGAATTTTTAGTATATCTATCTGAATTATTGTCAATTAAATTGTCAATTAAAGATATTTTATACATTAGTGGCAAATAGTCAAAATTTACGGCATATATGATTTTCTTTTGCCCAGAAATTTTTAATTGTCTCTCTAAAACACCTATTTCATTTTTTGTTGGAACTGGAGGAATTGTTAATATTGGACACCATATTTTATTACCATTATAGTTATATTTAATGATATAAAATTTGCCAATTTGCATATTAGAAACTGATGATGCTCTCACTTGTTTATTTGGTGTTCTTAATATGTATGTAAATAATTCTACTGTGGACTCACTTCTAATCGTCTTTATATTTTGTTCATATTGACCATATAAAGCTCTTACTTCGTCTGTAAAATTCATGGTATTAATCCTCTTTTTTTAAGATCATCTTCTGTAACAATTAAAAATTTTAAACCTCTTTTTGCACACCAGTCCTTTGCAAAAGCCCATTTATGTAAATTCTTTTTAAATGTTTTCAATGAATATTCGTAATTTTCTAGCATTTTTAATGTTTGCTTAACTGGAGGTTTTGGTGCATCAGTTTCGTGTTTAGGTTTAATTTCAATAACAAGTCTATCATATTTTTCAGGATCAAAACTATTAATCATTTCAACGTAGAAATCTGGATAATATCTGTGATTTTCTGCTTCATATTTGCTATTTGTAGTCACATACGGTATCTCAAGACTTTCTGAACTCCATTTCAATACTGAGCTATTTAAATCGCAAAATTTACAAAATGCATATTCCCAAGAACTAAAACATTTTATAGGTAATATACCAATATATTTTTGTGGGTTCTGCAACGAATAAAAACATTGTTTATATTTGTTTTTACCTGATTTTGTTTTTCTATTTCCAAAAGATGCATTATTATTTCCCATTATTAATAACCATTTGTTTTTGGTAATTCTTGTACAAGTTTTGTGTTATCAGTAACAGGTATATAATTTCTACCGCCATTAGCCATTGCCACATCGTATAGTGTTGGAAATCTATTATATATGCCGCTTTTAAAGTCTTGATATTGTATATCTCTAACCAACATTATAAATTCTTCATCATTATTATATGATGGTTGATGAACAGGATAAGAATCTACTATACCTTCATGTCTTACCCAATCGTTTAGTGCCATAATTTATATTTTTATTTGTATATATAAATTTAAATATTGTGAAGTCCTTTACCATCGTTAGCATTACTCAAACTTATCATTCTAGGAGTGTCTTTATTATTCTTTTTTTGATATATAACATTTAATCCACCAGCAATACCTCGTTTACAAATTTCAGAGAAGTACGGAAACGCAGAATGATATTTTTTTTCATTGAATCCGTCCCAATTTTGGAGCATCATCAATATGCCAGTTTGCATACAATCATATTTGTCATCTGGCGATTTATATTTTCTTTCAAATTTTTTAATCATTTCTTCGCCTATTAAAATGATCATTTTTTCTGCTTTTCTTGTTAATTTTCCTTTTCCTTTAGATAATTTTATTTCATAATAGAATTCAGTATCGTCAATGTATTTAGCCATTTATATTTAATTATTTTTTATGTCATTTAGACATTTTCTTGTTCTTGCAATTTGATACTTGATAAATAAGTATATATAAAAGTTTATTAAAATTTAAAATTATATGTAACTAATTATTAAAAGTTTAAAAAAGTTGTTAAAAAGTCTTAAAAAATTCTTGTTTATACTATTTTTTTAGTAACTTTCTTGTTTTTTTTGTTTTTATTTGAAATTTTAATCATAAAAAAAGAGTTCAAAATTTTGAACTCTTTTTTATTTAAATTATTTTAAGATTATAAAATCATTCTTTTAGCCTTAACTTTATCTTCTTTAATTGCTTTTAAGTTTTCATAAAGTTCATGTTTAGAAACTAATAATTCATTAAATGTTTTTTTCAAATTTACATCTTCATTCATTAATTCTTCATTTTCTTTCAATAATGCTAAACCTTCGTCAATGTGTTTAATTGATTCTTTAATTTCCATTTCTTTATCTTCCAATGTTCTCAAATGTTTAACTTCTTTTGATAATTTATTATTCAAGAAGTTAGTCAAATCATAATCTAATTCTCTTTGAATGTCGTTAATCAAGTCATTTGCTGAATTATATTCATAGAAAGCTGAGCCTGTTCTTGTATCATTATTATAAACATACATTTTATCTTTATAATTAACAACATATGTTTCTAATTGTGGGTGTAAAGCATTTTCTAATTTTAAAGCAATATCTAAATCTACAAATTTATCTAAATTTTGTGCAGCGGCTGTTGACAATACATAATAATCTTTTTTCAACCAAGGAATAATTTTTGAGTTGAATAAATTTTCTAATGTAGTTTCTTTGTCCAATTTTTCTTCATTTAAGAATACATCTTTATCGTCTTTTGTTGAAATACTCAATACTAAGTTTTCATCTAATCTGAAAGAAATTTTATCTTCTTGAACATCACCAATTGTCATAACTTTTTCTAAAAGTCTTAATTCTCTAACTTTTTCAATGTCTGAAATATGGTCTTCAATAAGAGTTTGTTTAACTTCATCTTGATTAATCAAGAACCAACGGTCTTTCATAAATACTAAATTACCAGCATCCACTTTTTCTACTAATGTAAATACCTTTGAAGCCTTACCTGAATTTACTAAATTTTGTCTTTGAACTGGATTATTCATATATCCACTCAAGAACATTTTTACTTCTGGAATCCAATCGTGAATTACCAATTCGTTCAATATTGATGACATTTTTGAATCATTATCGTTAATATTAATAATATTTAAAATAGAATTTAAAGCTGGACGATACATTTGTCCATAATTTTTTCTTTCTATTTTTTTGTACAAATCTTTCAAGTTGTAATTCAAAGGTTCGCTTTTAATTTCATCTTCCAAAGATTCTACTAATTTTGTCACCTTAACATCCCATGCAAACGATGCTAAGTTTTCTTTTAAAGAACTAACAAGTTCTTTTTCTGAAAAGCTATCATAATTGCTAATATATCTTTCAACAATTACATTTAATTCATAATCTTCAATTGGAAGATCTCTCTTAAAACTGAACAAGTCATACTTTAAATTTTTCATATTCTTTCTTTCTTTTTATTTTTTGTTTTTTTGTTTTTTAATATCTTTCTGTAACTTTTGCTCCAAAATATTTTATGAGTTTATTTGCCTGTTCCTCACGTATAGTTGTACCAACTGTTTTAAATTTTTCATAGTTTTAAATTTTTTTACAACGTATCTTGCAGCTTTTTTAATTTTTTAATTCTTTTATAAGTTTATATATAAATTAAAAAAACTCGTTTTTTGCTAAAACGAGTTTTTTTGTAAATTATTTTTAAATATTACAAATTATATTTTGTAGAATCTATAGCTAATTCTATATCATCTTCTTTTATTCTTTGCCAATCAAAAGTGAACTCATATCTATAGTATTGTGGAAAAACATTAAACTTCATGTTTTCTAATAATTCTTTTTGTTCTTTATCGATATCGTTATCACCATAAATTTTTATACAAGCACCAAAATAAACATCGTTATAAAAATAAACAGAATATTGTATATTGTTCTTTTTCAATATTATTAAATCAGATTTAAGTGCAGTTTCACCGACAATATTAAATTTGCTCAAATAATTTTTAGCATATTGCGTTTTTCTACTTTCAAATGTTTTTAAATATTTCATTATTATTCCATATTATTTATTTCATTCAGCAAATCTGCTTCTTTTTGTGCAATTAATTCTTCTTTACTAATATTATCAAGTAAATTATTAAACCAATATGTTCTTTTCAAAGAACCATCTACTGATTTTGGATCTGAACCATCTGGCTTTTTTACTCCTAAAAACTCCCAATCTATTGAATCATCATTATCACAAACTTCAAAATCATCAGTATTTACAGAAAATATAGGATAATATGTCTCAACTTCAAGATTAAATTTCATTGATATTACATTATCTGATGACAAATTAATAGATCTTGGAATTTCAGCACCAGTATCTGAAGGTAGTTTAAAAAATGCGTCTATTTTAAGTCCATAATAATTAATGTAGAAAAATCTATAATTATATAATACATCTATCAATTTTGTATAGCATTCATCATATTCCCATTCATTATCTAGTCTTATTTGAATTTCAAAAGATAAATTTATTGGCACAGCTTTTACCCGACTAATTATAGTTTTTAACTCATCATTTAATTTGCATTCTTTTGATAAAAATTGATTAGGATTCGCAAATTCATCGTCTTTTTGTGAGCCACCTTTAAAAACTATGACACCTCTTTGTTTTTGATCGGCATTTAATTCAACTCTTGTGCTTGCAGTATCATCAACAAATGCATCAAGCATAAATCTTTCTTGTCCAGCAAAAGATGTATAGAAAGGTATAATTACTCTAATTTTTTTACCATCACTCCAACGGTTTATCCATCTCACTTTTGTACCAAGTACTTTAGCTAAAGCTATTTTTGTCATTCTAACTAGGTTATTATCATAGTTATATTCGTTATCTATATGCACAGGTTTAAAATTATTTTTATTAACGTATATATAAATAAAAACGATGTATATTTTTAAACATCTATAAATTTTATTTATAAAATAACTGCTTATCCATTTAGATAAAGGTTAAAAAGAACAATAGACATTATTTCAATGAATTAGCTTCGATTTCGCCATTTTTATAAATGCTTGAAATATATACTATTAGCAAAAACACTTGACCGAAGTGGATAAGCAGTATAAAATAAATAGAAATAATTAAAATTGAACAACAAAAGTTTTAAACATTTGCTTTTTTTGTAACTATAGATATTATAAATTATAAATTATAAATTATAAAAATATGAAACAAGATATGTTCTGGTACAAATACCAGCCTAAAAGTTTAAATAGCATCATCTTACTACCAAGGGTAAAAGAATTAATTAAAGATGGACTTAAAGCAAATATGATATTTTACAGTGATTC